CCACGGGCGTGAAAGAAACAGAGATAGCGGTCGTTAGCGTCTCACGGGAAACAAACCACCCGTACGGGAAACAAACCACCCGTATCAATTTAATTTAGGACCAGAAAACAAATGAAAGTGCCGTATAACCACCCAGACGGGGCGTGGAATCCTGCCAATATAAGAAAAAAGTTGAGGGCAAAACCCGAAGAAGACATCCGTTTCATAAAGCAGATGATAGAAGAAGAACGAGTAATACCAAAAGAAGAACGTGTTTGTAATTATATACGAACCAATCGCGAGCAAAGTCCGCAACAAATAGCCGACGCAACAGGCGCAAGCCTCAAATTTGTCAGAAAAATGTTGGCCCGTATGTACTCACCTCAAAAACGTGACATAGAAAAAATACTGGATGAAGCATTCAAAATAGTGTTTGGAGAACAAAAATAATGTCAAACGTAGCTAACTTCGAAAACAACCTTAAACTAATGAAATTAACAGCCAAAAACGAAAACTCCCTAGCAAGAAGAGTATGGCTCGGTACGCCGCCCGCGCACATCAAAATGCGGCGCGGGGGGAAAATACCGCCAAAAGCAGCCGAGATCGAAGATTTAATGCAAGGGGGCTTTACTCGACGAGAAATAGCCCAAAGAATGAGCATGAGGTATGAAAGCATCTCAGGCTATGTAAATAGATACAATCTAAAGGCGTGAAAAGATGCTTGAATACCTAAAAGACGACACCGTCACCTGTGGTATAGTATTACGCCACGAAGCAAGCGGCAGCGACAAGGCGAATAGAATTTGGACCTACCGGAATGATCTTGGAGAAGAGTACCTATCAAACGGTAAGTGGGAATGCCAAAGGAAGGCCCTTTATGATTTGAGGTTGTGCCGCGTTGATCTGGTTGTTGAGTACACTGCCAGCGGAAGTATCCACAAGTTTGAGTTTTCGGATGTGTTCCAGCAAAACAACATAAACGACGTTGCGAAAAAGCTAAAAACCGCAAGGATGCGAGAGGCACGCTGGGAAAAGCTCTACAAAGAGGTTTGCAAAGAAAACATTAAATTGAAAACCAGATTAGAAGCTATCGAAAAACTCATAAACCCTGACTACGATCCAATAGGAAACTTGAGTGATCGTGTGGGTGGCCGTTGATGTGCAAGTCGTTTGGCGCAGTCTGGTAGCAACGCAACCAATCAAAATAACCGCCATTCCCGTGGCTAAGCCGATTTTTATTAGATGAAACCACCCACAGGAATAACATAAATCACGCTAACGACGTTAGCAACAAGTTTAAGGTAAAAAAATGGACAAGCTGGACGAAGCAATAAAAAAAGTCTTGAGGGAATGCCCAGAGAAAATATCAACGCCAGACTTGGCCGTTCTAATTGCAAACATCGTCAACGTGTACGGCTTCGAACACCTCTGGCCGCAAGTGGTGTTCCAAACAACAGAACTGCTTAAAGAACATGACGCTATCGACGACGCCGATGACTTCCTTAACAAAATAAAAAAAGGCAAAATGAACTGATGGACGATGAAAGACTTATCGACGTAGTAAAAGAAATACAAAAACTGCGGGCATTAATCTCAGATAAACAATGGGAAGACCAAGACTCAACACTCGAAAACCGCCGACTGCGGTACTTTGAAAAACTAGCAAGGCAGGGAGAAAGCTATGAACCTAAATTCTGACAAACTAACGCCGTTCCAAGAAAACGAACTGCAATGGTTGCGACAGCAAGTAGACCGTATGCAGGACAGTAAATACAAAAATACCGACATACAAAATCTAAACCAAGAACGAGACCTGTGGGTCGCAAGAGAAGAACTGGATGTCTTCGTTCGTAACCTTCGTAAAGCAGGGAAAAAGATATGATACTCGACATCTCATTATGTATTGGAAAAATGGCCTTCGAAGACGCGCTGCAAACCACAAAATACGGCGATACAATCATCTACCATGTCGGAGGGTACGCAGGTGGAAAACATAGCAACGATGCCCGCGCAGCGTTCGAAGGTGGACTCGTGGCGCTGGTCCAAAAAAGAAAGGGAAGAAGCCATTTTGAATACCTAGCACAAAGAACGGCGAAAAGGTTTAGAACTTAGCTAAGTTGACATTCTCCCATATCTGTGGTAGGGTCGTTTTGAGGGTTAGGACAACTCTCAAAACGCTTTTTGACAATTTGGAGAATGTAAAATGAACAAAGAGGTCTGGATCGAACTGCCAAAAGTAGACACATACGAAGAAGCACAGGAAAACTGCGATGCAGTCAACAAAATGCTTAAAAAACTAGGCGTTAACTTCCCATGCTTCTTCGCAATGAAGAAACAAAAATACACCAACACATATTACAACTTTAGTGATGGACCAGACGGTTCGTTCACCGAACTCGAAGATAGAGGGAAGTGGATGAACCTAGATTATCTATCTAAATGAACTACTTAAACCCCGTAGCCGTGAACAACGCTGCGGGGTTTTCGCGTCGATACCATAGTGCTACTACTCTTCCTCAAAGATCAGAGAACGCGGACCGCGGAACTTATTTAACGCCGTTACTGTATATAGGCTGAAAAATAAAAATAAAAAAAAAAGTATTTTCAAGCCGTAACCCCTGTAACTTATGTAACTTGACCTTTAACTGTATATATACAAAGAATAATTTTGGTTACATAAGTGGTTACACCGAGAAGGTACTAAAATGTAACCAAAAGGGAGTTCTCTTAAACAGCAATAATGCCTAATGGGGGGGGCGGATGTTTTTTTTATAAAAAGTTTTTCTGGCCTATATAACAGTAACCGTTATAACAGGTATAAGAGTTTATCAGATACCTGTTGAGAGAGGCCCGCATGACTGAAGAAACTACTGGCCCCAAAAGAAGAGGTCGCCCCGTTAAGAAAACGAAGTACGGCAGCATCCCTTCGCCGCTTCAAATAAAAGAGCGGGCGGTCCCCAAACATAACAAGCTTGTTGATCCTGATAGCCCCCGGCCTGATCCGCGTGGGAACAAACGTATGGTGGTCGATAGAAAGCTAACCCGGAAGCAAGAGCTTTTTGTAAAAGAGCTTGTAAGCAACGATGGCCTGATAACTTTCAAAGAAGCCGCAATCCGGGCGGGCTATCCAGAAACATCTGCTCACACCCGAGCTTATGAATTAACCAACCCACATAAATGTCCTCACGTTGTTGCTGCGATCAAATCTTATCGCGCAGAGTTAGACGCTAAGTTTGATATCAATTACGGTCGCCACATAAGAGACCTACAGAAAATCCGCGATCTTGCTTTGGAGAACGGCGCATATTCCGCAGCCGTCCAAGCCGAGTATCGAAGGGGCCAAGCGCAGGGTGATATATACGTTAGCAAATCAGAGATACGGCACGGCAGTATCGACAGCATGAGCAAAGAGGAAGTTTTGAAAGCTTTGAGCGATTTAAAGGATGGATATGGCGAAAGCGTTATCGACATCACCCCAACTGAGGATGACGACTGAAGCGGGCCTATACCGACAACTAAAAACCGCTAACAAGTCTCGCCGCAATTGGGTGCTAACAAGGATAGAAAATTGGGTGGGCCAAGGTATCCCCGATTTGTTGGCGTGTGATGAGTTTGGCGGTCTCCACTTTGTTGAGCTAAAGTTTTGTAAAGCTAACGCCGTCAATCTGAGCCCCCATCAAGTTGCGTGGCTCACACGGCACCGTAAGAGCAGCAGTTGGGTTTTGGTTAAGCAGCAGGCCCGAGCGGACGTTAAGGCCTCTCTGCACCTTTACAGCGCCTCTCAGGCTATATCGCTTGCCGAGTATGGGTTGAAAGCCCCCGCGGTTGGCTCTTTTGAACATCCGTTTGATTGGAACGCTGTTTTTGGCTTGATATCTCCCATATAGTCGCATAGACTTATAGTTGTTAATCAACTTGGAGATTGTACTATGACTGATAAAAAACCCATGACACCGTCCGAACGTATACGGCACAATTTAGGAGCGTTTCAAATGTTCCTGATGGCTGGCCGTGATGAGGGTGCAGAAAAAATGCTGGCCGATTTATACACGCTAGCCGATGAAATGGAGAAAGCTTGATGTTTATATTTAGTTTTTTGGGCCGTTTATTATATGGCAAAGATTATGATCAATTGAGCCGCCGGGCGAGTAAACCCCGGAGGCAAAAACGCAGGCGATAAAACTTTCTAAAATTTAAGCTTGCATAGTATGCGATAATATAAGATAGTAGGGCCGGGGCAATTCCTGCCCTTTTACTTTTGGAGAATGTAAAACATGGCACATAATATTGAAAACAACAAAAACACCCTTACCGCTTTGATGATGAAAGTGCAGGACCAAGCCGCCCGTGCAGCCGATTATCTTGCCCCAACAAATGATTTGCAGAAAACCACCACGCTGGACGGTAAGCCGCAAATTGTTATTGAGGCCAGCCGCGGTGAACCCACAAAGCGCTTTGATATAAACGATACGGCCTTTGGGCAAATCGCCACCCATGCCGGGATCGATACTAGAACGGCGCGACGTTTGCAGGCTGCCTACCCGCGTGAATTTGACGATCTAACAAATGCAATTTGGCAAAAAGAACCTACCCGTCGCATGGTCCGGACGCATTTAGCGGCTGATCCAATGGGTTCATCTACTGATGGCACGGTGCGCGCTTTTGTTTCTGATAAGTTTAAAACGTTCGACAATGTCAATTTGTTGGAAGCTTGCCTGCCCCAATTGATCGACAACCCGGCGCAGTTTCAGGTTGTGTCCGCGGACGTTTCTGAAAAGCGCTTGTATCTACGTTTGAAGTCTCTGGAGCAATTAGGCACGGGTGCCAATGTTGGCGATCATATGGCGAACGGTATTGGTTTTGGAAATTCCGAAGTAGGCGCGGGCTCGGTTGCGGTTTATCAAATCGCGTGGACTTTGGCTTGTTTGAACGGGATGCAAACCCAAAACAAAACCCGGTCTAGTCACATCACATCGGCGCGTGATGGTGACGATTGGGGCTTGCTTTCAGATGATGCAAAGAATGCTGACAACCACGCTCTGGAATTGAAATTGCGTGATTTAGTGGGTCACTATTCCAGCCGGGAAACGTTCGATGATATCTGCAACCAAATGCGGATGGCGGCGCTTGATGTTATTGATGGTGTGGCAACCGATGTGACCGATGTTGTAAACAATCTTGGTAAGGTCATGCAGCTAACCAAAAAAGAAAACAGCGACGTTTTGAACGGTTTGATGGCGACAATAGGCCAAAGCGGATTTGAGCAGGCCCGCCCGCTTTCCCGTGCTACCTTGGTCAACGCGGTCACGGCCGTTGCACACCGGGCGGATGTTGACGACGTTGACCAGTGGCAGCAACGCGGCGGACAATTGCTCCGGATGTCCGCTCGCGATTGGCAGCGCGTCGCGGCATAAATCACCGCCTAAAATTTAGGAAACTTAGCCCCGCTTTACAGGCGGGGTTTTTTCGTTGTATTATATGGGATAAAGTAAACCGCATATTGGAGAATGCAAAATGTTAAAGACTGTTGAAACTAGCCGCGCCCAAAAAACAAAGGGCCTTGCCGTAACTTACCGGGCCGGGGAAAAGGAAAAGTTTGGAACATGCCCGGCCACTTGTGAGTTGAACCCGTCGGGATGTGGTGCGTCAAAGATCGATCTAGACTACCTTGAGGCGCTTTCCGATGCCGTGCCCGCGAAAGGCATATCTTTTACTTACTCGCATTTTTTGCCGCTTCATTGGATGAAAAAAAACCTGCCCGGAAAAACTGTTATAAACTATTCCGCCGCAACCGCCGCAATTGCTGCTAAGTTTTTTAGATTAGGCCGAGGCGGGCGGAAGGGTGCGGAATATTCAATTCCCGTAGTTGTGACCGTCGCGCCTAATTTTTGGAAACAATCCGGGCCTACTGATAAATCCGCTTTAGTTGACGGTGTGCAATTTGTCCGCTGCCCGGCGGAATATCTTAAAAGCTTCGGCTGCCAAAATTGCGGCAATGGCGAGCCGCTTTGCGCCCGGCTGGACCGTGATTATGTAATCGGATTTACAGCGCACGGGGTTCATAAGAAAAAAGCCGCAAGCCCCGATGATCCGGGCGGCTGCTATGCCAGCGGCGGCAATGTTTTAATTCATTGGAACCACACAGCCGATCAAACCCAAGAGGAAACCGACGGCGAACGATTAAAGCGCTTTGCAAAGAGCTTGGCCCCCCGCACCATATTGCGCCACCATATTGCCGGGGATTTTGGGGAAGAATAAGCGCGCTATATAATAGACCACCGGGCCCGCCAAATGGCGGGCCTTTTTTTATGTTTGACCGCTGGAAAGTTATATGCGACAAATCCCATGTGGCGGGCTTCCCGTCGCAAACATACATTTGGAGAATGTAACAATGGAAAATTTAAACACCGCGCCAATCACCGAAAATTTCATGGACGCGCTTATTGCCGAGCGCGATGCGTTTAGAGTTGAACGCGACGAAATGAAAGACAAGCTTGTCCGGGCTTGCCGCTTTGCCGAGCGCGATGCCAAGCTTTTGGAAGAGCAGCGCAGCTCATGGCTTTCCGTAATGTCGGACCCGATCCGGGAAATGGTGAAAAAGGAACTTGCGGACCTGATGACCGACTTTGACATTGCGGACTATACCGACGAAATAAAAGATATTGCGCGCGACGGTTTCGACATTGGCGACTATGAGGACGACATCAAAGACACTGTTGATTTCACCGCCAGCGATTACACCACCGAGATTGGCGACGTTGTCCGCGATATTCTGCGTGACGCAACCATCAAATTGGAGGTGTAGATATGCGACACAGCTAAAAGCCCCAACACCCACCCAGAACGACTGGCCCGCGCAATGCGCGGGCCTTTTGTTTGCGCTGTGATCGTTCCCGTTGGTGTTTACCCGATCCAATTGCACGAGCTGGACGACAGCGCACGTTTCCCCGGTCAGAATAGTTAAACAAGCCCGGGCCGCGCCCTTTGGTCCCTGCCAAACGTACCGGGCGCGCGATCCCCAGCTGGACATCGATGCCCGGTTTCATCGGCCAGCTGGCCGATAGGTCCGCCAATTGGTCCGCGATCCGCGATCAAATTGCGACGGCAGCCGTCGCCAAATCCGCGCCAAATTCCCCGGCCGGGGAACATCCACCCCGGTCCGATGTCGCCCGGCGCGATAGTTATCCGCATTTTCCAAGCCCCGCTGGCCGCGATCCGACGTCCGGGAAAAGCGCCCGGGTCCCTTCCATATCGGGTCAGAAACCTTTGCTTTTAAACGATAAAACGCGATCCGCGGCACGCGGTCCCCCTTTCGCCGGGTCGGGGGCTAGGGCCATGTTTCTCTCAAATATTTACATAAAATTTAGTTTGGCCTATAACTATCTTATAAAGCAGTATATTATCCCATAAATAGATAGGGTCCCCCGATGAGCTCCAACTTAAATCCTGCGCAGCAAGAAAAGGCTTTGAAGCTTGAGCTAAGACTTGCGCAAATCGCCAAGAACGAAGGGTGCCAATTAAATTTTTTAGATTTTGTACGCTCTCAATGGCCTGAGTTTATTGCTGGCAGGCATCATAAAATAATTGCGGACAAACTTGAGCGGGTCGCGAGCGGCGAGCTAAAGCGTTTGATTATCAACATGGCTCCGCGGCACACGAAGAGTGAGTTTGCATCGTTTTTGTTTCCTGCGTGGATGATGGGTAGGAACCCTAGTATGAAGATCATTCAGGCGACTCACACGACGGAGTTAGCGGTTAATTTTGGACGTAAGACGAAGAATCTTTTGGACATGGACAGTTACAAGACGGTTTTTCCTGATGTTAAGTTAGCTGCGGACAGCAAGGCTAGCGGTCGGTGGGACACGAGTGCTGGTGGGATGTATTATGCTGTTGGTGTTGGTTCGAACTTAGCGGGTCGTGGCGGTGATTTAATAATCATTGACGATCCTCATTCTGAGCAGACGGCGATGAGTGCTCATGGTTTTGAGGATGCTTGGGATTGGTATACTGGTGGTCCTCGTCAGCGTTTACAGCCGGGTGGTTCGATAGTTTTGGTACAGACTCGTTGGTCTGAGAAGGACATGACGGGTCAGTTATTGCGAGCTATGGCGAAGGACCCTTTAGCGGATCAGTGGGAGGTTGTTGAGTTACCTGCTATTTTTGATGATGAGACTCCATGTTGGCCTGAGTATTGGAGTTTGGAGGATTTGACTGCGGTCCGCGCGTCCATACCTGCGAGCAAGTGGAATGCTCAGTATCAGCAGAATCCGACTGGTGAGGAGAATGCGATTATACCCCGGGAGTGGTGGCGTCGTTGGGAGAAGAAGGTTGTTCCTCAGTTAGAGTATGTGATTCAGAGTTACGACACGGCGTTTAGCAAGCGTGAGACTGCGGATTTTTCGGCTATTACGACTTGGGGTGTATTTTATCCTTCGGAGGGTGGCGGCGGTCCTAATTTAATATTGTTAGACAGTAAAAAGGGTCGTTGGGATTTTCCAGAATTAAAAGCTATAGCTTTTGAGGAGTACAAGTTTTGGGACCCTGACACTGTCATCATTGAGGCGAAGGCGAGTGGTTTACCGTTGACTCAGGAGCTTAGAAATGCGGGTATACCTGTAGTTAACTTTACTCCGAGCCGTGGTAATGACAAGATTAGTCGTGTTCATGCGGTTAGTCCGATGTTGGAGTCTGGTATGGTCTGGGCTCCGGACAAGCCTTGGGCTGACGAGTTAATTGAGGAGGTTGCGGCGTTTCCTAACGGGGAGCATGATGACCTTGTTGATAGCATGACGCAGGCTTTAATGCGTTATCGGCAGGGTAATTTTGTTCAATTGCCAACAGATGATTGGCAAGACGAGGAAGTTTCTGCTAGGGTGCGGGCATATTATTGACGGAGGGCCTTATGGCTATTGGCGGATTAATGGATACGAGCAACGTCCCAAGTCAGTTGGACGAGGAAGATTTACGCGCGGAGTTAGAGATTGAGTTACCGGATTCTGGTGCTGATCCTTATCTCATGTCTGCGGACTTTGACCCGGAGGCTCCTGAGATTGAGATAATTGAGGATGACGATGGCGGTGTTGTTGTGGATTTTGATCCGGGTGACAAGCGCGGGGAGTCTGAGGAGTTTTATGACAACTTAGCGGAGGAGATGCCTGACCGTGAGTTAAGTCGGATTGCGTCTGATTTGATTGGAGCGTTTGATTCCAACCGGGCGAGTCGTCAGGAGTGGGAAGACACTTACAAGAACGGTTTAGATTTGTTGGGTTTCAACTACGAGGAGCGGACGACGCCGTTTCGCGGTGCGAGTGGTGTGACTCATCCTTTGTTAGCGGAGGCAGCGACTCAGTTTCAGGCTCAGGCTTTTAATGAGTTATTGCCCTCTAGCGGCCCTGTTCGGACGGTTGTTTTGGGCAAGGACACTCGTGAGAAGCAGGACCAAGCGAAGCGTGTGAAGCAGTTTATGAATTACTACATTACGAATGTGATGGAGGATTACACTCCTGACATGGATCAGATGTTGTTTTATTTACCGTTAGCGGGGAGCACGTTTAAGAAGGTTTACTATGACGAGGGCATGGGTCGTGCAGTAAGTAAGTTTGTTCCTGCTGAGAATTTAGTTGTACCTTATGACACTTCTGATTTGGACACTTGTCCTAACATCACGCAGGTTGTCCGGATGGATTTGAACGATTTACGCAAGAAGCAGCTTGCGGGAATTTATTTAGACATTGACGTTATTCCGTCTCAGGGCGAGGTTACGGGCATTCGTAGTGAGCTTGACCGTATTGAAGGTTTTGAGCCTAATCAGATTGATTACGACTGCACTTTGTTGGAGTGCCACGTTGATCTGGACTTGGATGGTTACGAGGAGCTTGACGATGAGGGGGAACCGACGGGTATCAAGGTTCCTTACATTGTGACTATTTCTCAGGACAACGGCCAGATTTTGTCTATTCGTCGTAATTATGATGAAGAAGACGAGAAAAAGAAGAAGATCAGCTATTTTGTGCATTACAAGTTTTTACCGGGTTTTGGCTTCTACGGTTTAGGTTTGATTCACACGATTGGCGGTTTGGCGCGGTCGGCGACGAGTTCTCTTCGTCAATTGATTGATGCGGGTACTTTGTCGAATCTTCCCGCGGGATTCAAGGCCCGCGGACTGCGGATCAGGGATGACGACGATCCTTTACAGCCGGGTGAGTTTAGGGATGTTGACGCTCCGGGCGGGGCTATTCGTGATAGTTTAATGCCTTTACCTTTCAAGGGACCGGATCAGACGTTATTTCAGTTGTTGGGTTTTGTTGTACAGGCTGGTCAGCGTTTTGCGACGATCACTGACATGAAGGTTGGCGACGGCGATCAGAGTGCTGCGGTTGGCACTACGATTGCGATGTTGGAGCAGGGTTCTCGTGTTATGAGTGCTGTTCACAAGCGTTTACATTATGCGATGCGTTTAGAATTTAAGATTTTGGCTCGTGTTATGGGTGAGAGTTTACCGCAGGAGTACCCTTATTCTGTTGCGGGCGATGATTCTTCGGTCATGGCCTCTGATTTTGACGGACGTGTTGACGTTGTTCCTGTATCCAATCCGAACATTTTCAGTCAGGCTCAGCGGATTGCTTTGGCTCAGACTAAGCTACAGTTAGCTGGTGCGGCACCTGAGTTGCACAACATGCACGAGATTTACCGTGACATGTATGAGGCTTTGGGTGTTACGGATGTTGAGCGGATTATGCAGGCGTTACCTGACAGCGAGCCGCGGCCTACGGACCCTGCTCAAGAGAACATCAACGCGTTGGATTCGATTCAGTTGAATGCGTTTACGGGTCAGGACCATCAGTCGCACATCACGGCTCATTTGGTGTTTGGCGCGAGTCCGATGGTTGCGCAGATGGCTCCTGTAGCGATTTCTTTGCAGAAGCACATTATGGAGCATGTTAAGGTTCAGGCTGAAGAGCAGGCGATGCAGCAGGTTGAGCAGATGCAGGGCGGCGATCCGTCCCAGATGGAGATGCAGTATCAGGCTATGGTTGCGCAGTTGGTTGCGCAGGGTATGCAGCAGGTCAAAGAGATGTCTGGTCAAATGACTGGTCAGGGGCCTGATCCTTTGATACAACTCAAGGAGAAGGAACTGGAGATCAAGTCTCAAGCGGAGCAGGCGGATGCGCAGGTAGATCAGGCTAAGTTACAGCTTGACGCTCAGAATCAGCAGATGCGCGGTGAGCAGTTCCAGCAGCGTCTGGCGAGTCAAGAGAGTCAGACGGACAAACGGATTGAGAGTGCTATGCAGCGTGAGTTGTTAAAACAGAGAGGACAGAATAATGGCTAAAGTAAGAGTAAACGGGGCCCCTGCGGGTCCTACGGCGAAGGCGGTTACTTACGCTGACATAAAGGGCCAAGGTCGCATTCCTTATGGCAAGACTGCGGACGTTAGTGTTCCGAAGTCTGTTGAGGATTATTCTGGGGCGATGACGTATCGCCGTGGGACTGTTCGTGGCATGGGTGCTGCTAAAAAGGGCGGCGGCTACTGGGAGTGCTGACTTTTGGAGATGGACTTACTCTTGAATATACTTTTTGGCGTTGTGATAGGCGGTCTTGGCTGGCTGGTTAAATCCCAGCACGAGGAAGTAAGGCGCGTCACCATTCTGCTCAACAGAACCCGCGAAGAGCTGGCGAAAGAGTATGTCACTAAATCCGACAG